CGTCAACAAACAGGGCTTAACCCCGCAACAGGTTGCGATCTGCAGCCAGCTGGGTGTTAGCCAAGAAACCTACGCCAAACAGCTTGAAGCTGAGGAGGCTGCGTAATGGCTGCTTTAACCCAAGACCGTAATACCGCATGGCGCGAAGATGCGCTGTACTCCCGTCCTGTAAAGGCCGCCACGACCATCTTTGGTGGCAGCCTGGTCATGCTTGATGCCAATGGCTTTGCCGTACCAGGCGCAGCCGCCACCGGCCAGACGGCCGACGGCGTCGCCCAGGAGCAGGTGACCAACGCCGGCAGCGATGGCGATGCCAGCGTGACCGTGCTTAAAGGCGTATTTGCATTCGCCAACTCGGCCGCCGCTGATGAAATTGGTGCCGAAGATGTCGGCGCTAACTGTTTCATCGTCGATGACCAAACCGTCGCCTTGACCAACGGCTCAGCAAGCCGATCAGTCGCAGGTGTAATTGCAGCCGTAGATGCCGAAGGCGTCTGGGTCCGAATCTCTTAAGGGATATCACTATGTTAGTTAATAAAGCAGTATTAGACGACCTCTATCGCGGTCTAAAATCAAACTTCCAGGACGGCTTCGGTGCGTTTGAGCCTAAGTGGAACAAGATCGCGACCATGATCAACTCGACCAGCGCCAGCGAGATCTACAACTGGCTTGGCGACTGGCCGCAGATGCGCGAGTGGATTGGTGATCGCCGGATCAAGCAGCTTGAAGCGCACGGCTACACCATCCGCAACCGCAAGTTTGAATCGACCATTAAGGTCATGCGCGATGATATCGAAGATGATTCGATTGGCATCGTAGCGCCTAAAGTGCAGTCGCTTGGCCAGATTGCTGCAGAGCATCCTGACCAGCTGATCTTTGAGCTGCTCGCCTCGGGCTTTGTTGAGCTGTGCTACGACGGCCAGCCGTTCTTTGATGCCGAGCATCCGGTCGGTGATGGTTTGGTCAGCAACCTGCAGGCGGGTTCTGACCTTCCTTGGTTCTTGCTCGACACCCGCCGCCCACTCAAGCCGCTGATCTACCAGAAGCGTCGTGACTATCAGTTCCGCGCGCTGAACAACCTGGAAGATCAAAACGCCTTTATGCGTGATGAGTTCCTGTTTGGTGTCGATGCTCGATCCAGCGCCGGCTTCGGCTTCTGGCAGATGGCATATGGCTCACGGGCCGCACTGACTGCAGAAAACTTCAAGCTGGCTCGCGCCGCGATGAAGAAGTTCGAGGGCGATGAAGGCCGCAAGCTGAACGTCAACCCGAATGTCATTGTGGTTGGCCCAGGCAATCTGGATGCAGCCGAAACGCTGTTCGCGACCGCCACGCTGGCTAACGGCGCTGGTAACACGCTGTACAAAGCGGTCGAGATCATCGAAAGCACCCTGCTGGATTAATGCCGATGTCAACCAAAATCCGCACCCGCAAAGCCGCGCCCCAGCATATTCGTGCTGGGGTTCGCTTCGGTCCTCGCTGGACTGAACACGAGCTGACTGATGAGCAGTTGGCACTGATTGAGGCTGACCCGCACCTTGAAGTGCAGCAGGTTAAGGCTCAGAAATCGGCTAAGAAGGCAGCTGAAAAGGCAGCTGAAAAGCCGCCAGCCCTGGTCAACGTCAACACCGCAACGGCAAAGCAAATCGCCAAAGCGGCCAACGGCATCGGCGAGAAAACCGCTAATGACCTGGTCAAGTGGCGCGCATCAAAAGGCCCGTTCGAGAGCCTGGCTGATTTGACCAAAGTCGGCGGCATTGGTGATGCCACCGTGGCCGAGAACGAGGCCGTGCTGACCGTATGAACTACCTGACTGCCCAAGAATTGATGCAGCGCTTCGGCGAGACCGAGCTGGCTGAAGTAGCCGTGCCGGACTCAATGGCTGCGGTCAGCGGTGCGCTTATGCGTGCCGTGATCTTGGGCGAGTCAACCGACGATTGGTCAGCTGATGAAATCGATGCGGCCGAAGCTGCGCTAACGGTCATTGACCAGGCCGGCCAAGATGCTGATCAAGAAATCGACAGCTACTTGGCGCAACGCTATGGCCTGCCGCTTGATCCAGTGCCTGGCATCGTCAAACGCCTGGCCGCAAATATCCGGCGCTATCACCTGCACCAGGATGGCCGTATTGATGAGGTCAATCAAGGCTACCAGGACGCGATCCGTATTCTGGGCAAATTGTCGCGCGGTGAAATGGCGCTCGGCATTGAAGAGCCGGCCAAAGCCAGCAAGGTTGGCGAGGTTCAAATGACCAGCCAGGCAACGCGCTGGGGCCGGGATAAGTCCAGTGGGTTTATATGAGCTCATTGCTTGCGCCGATTACGCTGTCGCCGATTTTGGATCGGCTGCACGATCAGCTGACCGGTTGGAAAGAGATTGGCGGCGCGGCCGATTTGGCCAGCGCGGAAAAAAGCAAGGCCCCAGCCACGCCGGCTGCTTATGTGTTGCTGGCCAGTGATCAGCCTTCAAAATCCATCGGCGGCTCCGGTGGCTATCGCCAGCGCGTGCTGAGCCGGTTTGGTGTGGTCATTGCTATTCGTGACTACAAGGTGGCCAAGCGCGGCACCGCCAAAGCCGACGAATTGCGCGAACGAATCATACAAATTCGTTCAGCCCTGGTCGGTTGGCGCCATCCGGGCGCGACGCAAGGGTTCGCGACTCAACTGGCCGCACCGTGCGCCGTGCTGAGCTACAAAAACAATGTGATCTGGTGGCAGGAAACCTATGCCATCGAATACGACATTTCTACCTGAGGACGTTTTGATGACCAAGAAAAAAGAGCTTGAAAAAACACCCGGCACCGATCAATCGGTCGCTGCCGGCACTTACAAAAAGGGCGCTGATGGCAAGTTGTCACCAGTGGGCAAGTCTCAACAGCCACCGCTCACGAAGTCTGAGCGTAAGCGGCTTGAGCAGAAGGCTGCCGACAGTAAGCCAGCTGAGGAGTCAGCTGAAAAGCCCGCCGCGAAGCCCGCTGGCAAAGCCAATTCCGGCAAATCAAACGCGTCCAAAGGCGCTAAGGAGTAAGTCATGTCTATTGAATTATTTGATCTGTCCGGCTTTCGCGGCAAACAAGAGACGACTGAAGGCACGTTTGAAACGCTGGCGGCTGCCGATGCAATCCGCTTGCTTGACGGCCAAGGCCGAATTCAGGGCGGAAAATTAGAGCGTAATATTCAGCGTCCAAACGGCGGCTCTAAGCCCTTTATTGGCATCGAGCGTCGCATGACCGTTTCGGGCATGATTGAACTGGTTGGGCCGACTACGCCTGGCGCGGTTTTGCCTTATAGCGATTTTGCTAAAGCGTGCGGCCATATCGAAACGCTGGATACTGGCCCACCAGCCATCACCTCGCTGCAGCCGACCCTTCAGGGCATACCTTCGATCAGCATGGACTTTTTCCACGCTGGGCTGCGCTACCGCGGTGCCGCGGGTCGGGGTCGTTTTAGCTCGCTTGCATGGGCCATTAATGACTACGCCAAAGCCGGCATTGATGTGCTGGCCAAGGTCGTCGGCTATGCCGAAGAGGCCATTCCATCTGACAGCCTGGTGTCGTTCCAAGTGCCGACGCCCCTGCTTGAAGATTCGCTCACCGTCAACCTGGACGGCACGGTCGTCGATTGTGTCAGCTTAGAGCTGAGTGATGGTCGAAATGTCGCGCTGAGCTACGGCTCTGAAACGACTCGAACCTTCCGCCAGGGCCGTGAGTTTTCTGGCAACTTGACGGTCTGGCGCGATGACAATTGGGCCGACTTGATCACAATGGTCGAGACCAACGCGCTGGTGCCGCTTGAGCTGCTGGTCGACGACACTGTTGACGCTCGCAAGCAAAAAGCGACGTTTGTTGAGGTTCAGCTCGATGAGCCTGAGCCGGTCAATGTGGATAATCGCGCCGCGTGGCGGTTCCCGATCACCATCATGCCTGGGCCTACTGGCAATGCCGACTACGTATTAGAGTTTGGTACGTCCACATGATCCGCGCCCTGGTAATTCTGCCCGCGCTATTCGTCCTTGCAGGCTGTACGCACAGCCTGCACAGGACCAATGCAGAGACGGCCTACTACAACGCACAGGCCGCCATTGCAGCGTCTGAGCAGCAGGCGCGTCGTCCGATCATTGAAATGGTCGCGCGCCCTGGCGAGACCATCCAGCTGCAGGGTGTCGAGCGCTTTTCGGTGTTTGCCCCGGCTGATGATCCGGAGCCGGTGCGCCAGTATCAGGCTGGCCCGAATCCTTGGGTGAAAGCATTAGGTATCGTGGCCGACGCTGGCTTGGCCGGGTTCGGCATCGATCGCCTGGCTGACTTTGGTACGGCGGCGATCGCCGGTGCCGGTGGCAACACCAGCATCAACAACAGCGGCCGCATGGATTCGCCTGGCGATAATGCCGGACGGGATCTGATCAGCGGCCAAGTCGGTCGGCACGGCTCCGATGGTGACGATATCGGCGGCGATCAAAACCGCGATATCGGTCGGCAAGATTCAGACGGCGACGACATTGGCGGCGACCAGTTCCGCGATATCGACCGGTACCGAAGCCCCGGCGACAACCGCGACGCCTCACCCGGCCCAATCGACCAGTCTGGCGACTGTCGAGACACCGGCGACTGCGGTGTAGAAAAACCACCCGAAGACCCGCCTGAGGATCCGCCGATTGGCGGGTAGTTCAGTGGGCAGTATTTTTCACATAACTTAGGAGATAGAGCAATGGCTCGTATAAAAATTGGACACCTGTATAAGCTAACCATCACCGTGCAGCAGCCGACTGAAGTGGCCGACGAAAAGGCCTCTTTAAGTTTCGTCGGCGTGTTCCGTGATGAGCACCCGGATGCAATCAAAAGCCATTCAGAGAATTTGTCCGAATCGGTTGATGTGTTTTTGAAAGCCGTTAAAGCGCTGCAGGCTGATGGAGCCAAGGCCGAAATAGCGACGGCTGATCTGGAGCGCATCGAGAAGCTTAAGGAAACCACGCCCGCCTATGAGCGCCAGCTTCAAGCCGTTGAAGGCCTTGAAATCGAGACCGCCGATGGCTCGCTGCTGTCCGACGAAGATGTCCGCGATTACGTCTTGCGGGTGCCGCGCTACCGCAGCGCAATCGAGAAACGCTTTAATGACTCACAAGCCGGCATTGATGCAACGGTAGGTGTCGCGGGAAACTCACGCAAGTAGGGCGATCGCTGGCCGGCCACCGGCCAGCATCTTCTGACCATGATGGTCAGCTCGCCTTACTTGGCATCAAGATTGTTAACGCTGAAAAGCCTGATCAGGCGATCGAGGTATTGAGCAGCAACATCCCCGCGCTGGCGCTGTGGCAAGCCTGCCGCCGCCCCATGAGCTACGGCATGGCGGGTGCCGTACCCGAAGAAATGGAAACCCCGGAGATCGAGACAGTGGCCCGTATACACAAGACCGAACTGACCCCAACCTTGCTGCGGCAAATCCGGTTCCTTGATCAGGCCTATGTTGGTGAGCGCATTGCCCAGCTGAACAAGAAAAGCAAATGAGCGAAATGAATCTCAAGCTTAGGCTTTCTGGCGACGGTAAGCAGCTCACCGGCGTCATCGAGACAGCCACTGGTGAAGTGCGCAAGTTCAGCACCAACCTGGAAGGCGGTGCCGACAAAGGCACCGCCGCACTCAAGCGCACTGAGCAGCAAACCCAAAAGCTAAGCAATAGCACCGGCAGCCTGGCCGGCAAAGTCGTAGCCGCTGCGGCCGCCTATGTATCCATTCAAACCGCTGCGCGCATGTTGCGCGAAGTTACGGGTGCAACGCTTGAGCAAGAGCGCGTTCAGGCTCAGTTAGAGGCCCGGGTTAAATCAACCGGCATGGCCGCCGGTCGATCAGTCGAGCAGCTGCTGGCCAATGCTGGTGCGCTCCAGCGCGTGACTACGTTTGGTAATGAGCAGATTGCGTCCATGCAGGGCGTTCTACTCACCTTTACCCAGATTGCCGGCACTCAGTTTGATCGAGCGACCGAGTCGATTATCAATATGTCGACCGTGTTGGGTAGTGATTTGCAGTCATCCGCGCTGCAGGCGGGCAAAGCGCTAAACGATCCAGTCGCGGGCATTTCTGCCCTTAGCAAAGCAGGCATTACGTTCAGCCCTATTCAGCAGCAGCTAATCCGAGATTTAGTCAAGACCGGCCAGGTGGCTGCAGCTCAAGGCGTCATTCTCGATGAGCTCGATAACAAGTTTGGCCGCGCCGCTCGTGCTGCCCGCGAAACCTTGGGCGGCTCGCTGCAGGCCGCCCGAAATGCGTTTGGTGATTTGCTTGAATTCCGTGGTGATCTGCCTGCACTGGCCGACGAAGTTGAAGGCCTGGTTGAGCGGCTTGCGGATCCCGCGCTGGCCGAGTCCATTCAGGCTGGCTTGGGCGCTGGGCTTGCCGTCATACCGCCGATATTAGAAGCCACGATCACAGTCATGACCAAGCTGCTGCAGACCGGCGCGCTGGTGGCTGAAAACGGCGACAAGATCGCCGTGGTGGCCGTTGCGCTGTCTGGTGTTATGGCCGGTCGGCTTGCGCCTTCGGTGCTGGCGGTTGTAGCCGCGAAACGACTGGCGATTGTAGAGGCCGTTCGCTATAACTTGGCGCTGGCGAGCATGGCTGGCATTACGGGCCGGGCAGCTGCTGGCCAGCTTGCGCTTGCGGCCGCGTCTAGGGCAGCTCGTGGGGCTCTTTTCCTACTCGGCGGCCCGGTGGGTGTTGCGGTTGCTGGTACTGCAGCGCTGGTAATCAGTGCTCGGAACTCACGCAAAGAGATCGAGCAGGCAGTAATCCCTACGCAAAACTTCTCAGCCGCCCTAGAGAGAATGGGCGAAGCATTGCAGTTTGATGATGCTGAGAATGGGCTCAAAGTTGTCCGCGAGCAGCTGACGATAGTCAGGGAAGAGGCTGAGAGGGTTGCTGATGCACTTGATCGCGCACAGAATTTAAGAACGCGTGGTGGCCAAGGTGGGCGAGATGGCATCATTATTCGGAACGAATCGACCGATGTTGAGAACGCGCTAGCTAAACGCCTAGAGGCCATCAATGAGCAGGTGAGGCTTGCTGAGCAGCTTTCAGGCGAAGCCAGTTACGAAGACCTAACCAACCTAATAAACGGCCTTGGCGTGGCTGCCGAGCTGGCCGAGCCGTTACTGGTTCGTTTGGGCTTGTCCTCAAAAACCGCAGCGGACGATGGCGTCGCAACGCTGGCCGATGGCATTACCAAGCTGCTCGGCCCGCTTGATAGCCAAATCGAAAAACTGCGCGAGCAGCTGACGGTATTGCGCGACGGCGAGGCTGCGCTGATTGACCAGCGCGAAGCCTTGGCTTTAGTCGCGGCCGCTGAGGAAGATGCCGCTGCAGGCACGACCGCCAACACCGAGGCCGTGCGCGCACGATTTGCCGAGCTGCGCCAGCTCACCGCCGCGCTCGAAGCCGAGGAAACAGCACAGCGCGATGCTGAAGATGCGGCCTCCGATCAGCTCAAAACGCTCGAAGACCTGGTCGGGGTCTATAGCGATCTGCGCGATGAAATTGATCCACTGGCCGCCCGCCAAGAAGAGCTCACAACCCAGCTTGGCCTGATGACCGACGCCGCTCGCTTAGGCGAGGGCCAGCTGCGCGAGCTGGGCATTGATTCACGCACGCTTGAATCCATTATTGAAGCGCTGGTCGAGCAGCTGGATGACCTCGGCCAGGTTGACCTGAGCCAGGCTGACAGCGTGCTGGCCTCCATCGAGGCGCAGATTGCCGCCATTGATGGCGGCCCGGACGCCTTGGCGGCTTACCAGCGCGAGCTGTTTATCACCCAGCAGCTCGAAGCGGCCGGCATACCGATTGCCCAGCAGTACGCCGAAGCCTATCGGCAGCAAGCGGCCGCTATTCGGGCAGCTTCAGGTGCGCTGTTTGACCGTCAGAATGCGCCAGAACCATCGGCGGATCCGTTTGGGCTGGGACAGCTCGGCGGTAACGTTACTACTGCGCTTCTGAATGGACAGGATTTAGGTGGTTCGCTTGGCCAGTCGTTGATTGCCTTTGGTCAAGAGCCGATCACTGATGCGATCAATGACGTCTTTTCGAACGCAATGGCCGGCCTCGGCGATTCGCCTGGCGTTAAGGCTGGTATAGAGATTGGTGCGCTGGCGATTGGTCAGGCACTGCAGGGCAATTTAACCCAAGCGATTACCACCGTTGCCGGAGCTGCGATCGGGGCAGCCATCGGCGGCCCGGTGGGTGGCCAAATCGGCGGCGCTATCGGCAGTTTGATCGGTGAGCTAATCGGCCGCGAAGGAAAGCCGAAATTCCAGCTTTCAGGCATCAACACGCGCGGGTCGGCCGACTTAGGCTCGCGTGACCAAGAAGCGGTCGACACTCGACTGGGCGAGCTGTTCTTAGGACTGCGCGGCATTGAGGCCGAAGCGGCTGATCAGCTGCGCAACAGCTTGCAGCAGTTCGCGGCGGGCATTGCGGCTGTCGTTCGTGATGATGATCTGCTGGAGCTGATCGAAAGCCAGCTGGCCAATACCGCGTTCAGTTCACGATCAGACGGCAACAGCATCGAGCGGTTCTTGGCTTCGGTGTTTGATAATGTGGTCAGCGCTTTACCGGGGGCCGTTGCCGAATTTGTCCGGCGCGGGCTAACCACTGAAGAACAACTCCAACGCTTCGCCGATGCCTTTGCCGTTGAGCGCGAGTTGTTTCTGCGCAACGGCCTGGGCCTTTCAGGCAGCACCGCCGCTGCCTCGCCCATCGTGCCGATTACGCCGCCTGGCGGCGGCATTGGTCCGGTTCAGCCTGGCCCGCCGCGTGATGACTTTAGCCAGGCACCCCGAAGCATTGGGGATATGGTCATCGCAGCCATCACTGGCCCGCTCGATGGCCAAGTCGGCCCCGTTACGGCCGAGATTGCCGAGTTCCAGGCCGTGCTGGCCGGCGCTGGTGATGCGGCTGCGCTGACTCATCCGGAGCTGCTGGCCACGCTGGAAATGCTGGAGGCTCACCAGATTGGCGCGGAATCGCTGGCTGAGACCTACCAGCGCCTAGTTGGCGTGACTCAGCTGATGGACACGGCCTTTGCGCTGACGTCAAATAACTTCGACGGCACGCGCGAGCAAATGATTGAATGGTCGGCTGATCTGCTGGCGATCTTCGGCGATGATCTGGATCGCCTGACCGCGCTGACCGATGCCGCCTTTGGCCGATTCTTTAGCGACGACCAGCGCTTGCTTCAGCAGGCCGATGCCGCGCGCGATCGCGCCATTCAACTGCTGGGCGATTTGGGAATTTCTGCCACCGATGCGGTCTTGACTCAAGCCGGCTTTGGCGAGCTTTTCAATAGCCTGTTCGGTGCATTGGGGCCGGAGTCGACCGCGTTGCTGTTAGAGGCTGCCGCTGCCGTCGACGCTATGCTGACGGCCGAAGAAACACTGGCTGAAACGCGCCAATCAAACGCTGAAGAACTGGCCGATGTAATGCGCGCCATTGATGATGCCATCGGCGAAATGACTGGAGCCAGCCCGCTGGTTCGTGACTTCCGCGACCTGCGCACCAGCTCGGCCGACCTGCGCGCTGAGATTATCGCGCTCGATGGGGCCCAGTCCGATTTGACTCAAGAGCAGCGCCTGTACCAGCTGCAGCTGCAGGCTTTGACGGCGGCGGTGCGCGCCAGCCTGGCTGATATCGCGGCGCAGATTAACGGCACGGCCGCTGGCGGGCTCAATAATACGTCCTCACAGATTAATCAAATAGGCCAGCTGAACCAGGCCATTGATAACCGCTACGAACGCGAGCAGCAGGCCATTGCCCGCATCAGCGATATGGTTGATAGCTTGCTGGTGGGCAACCTGTCACCGCTCGATCCAACGCAACAGGTGAACGAGGCGCGCAATCAACTCCTCGAAGCGCTGATTGCCGCTGAAGGCGGCGATACCGATGCGATGGAAGACGTTCCGCAGTTGCTGCAGCAGTTCTTGTCGATCTTCCAAGGCTTTACCGGCGGCGTTGGCGAATATCCGGCTGAGTTCCAGGCGCTGATCGACCGTGCGCTGGGCATTGAAAGCCAAGCCACGCCATCGAACGGCCCGCCGACGTCCAGCCAGGTCGGCAGCATTCAGCAGTCGGTCAGCGGCATGGCCCTGTCGCAGCTTGATCTGGTGCAGCTCACCGCGCGCTATATAGAAGAACTGGGCCTGCTGAACGCCTTAACTGGCGATCTGCCTGCACAGATGGCCGAAGAGTACGGCGTGCCGCTGCGGCAAGCGGTTGAAACGCTGATCGGCGACCTGGACAACATCACCGACAGCACCGTCGAAGGCCTTGTCGAGATTGCCGATACGCTCGGCATCACGGTGGGCGATTTGGCCACAGCCATCGATGTCCAGATTGGCGCACTGCGCGATCAGGACAGCCTGCTCAATGATGCGCTGGAAAATGCCATCGCTGGTTTGCCTCCGGAGCTGCAAGAAGCCTTACTTGCACCGCTGCGGGCGCTGGAATTATCCACGACCGACGAAGCCGCCAACGCCGCGCTCGATGCGCTGGTGGCCTCTGGTTTGGATCTGCCGATCGAGCTGCGCAATCAGCTGGCCCCGTTTTTTGAGGGCATTGATACCGTCGATCTTGAGACCGCACAAGTCGGCCTGCTCGAAACTATCCGCGATATCGATCAGCGCACGGCCAACGCCGCTGAAACCACGGCTCAGCTGCTCGCGCGTGTCGCCTCCAACCTTCAAGCCAGCAACACTGCAGCCGGCATCCCGAGCTTTGCAGCGGGCGGCTGGGTCAATCGTGAGACCATTCTGCGCGCCGGTGAGGCAGGCCGCGAGATGATTCTGCCCAACCCGGTCAGCGAGTTTTTCGCCAGCCAGGGCGTGCCGATTAATGCGCCTACTAGCGCTGCGGCCAGCACGGCCGTTGTAGAGGAGATCAGAGGTATGCGTCAAGACATTCGGGCTGGCAATGCACAGCGCGAAGAGCAAAGCCGAATTATCCAGGTGGGTAATAGCTCAATCAGCAGCGCGATCGAGAGCGCCCAAGCCGAACGTGAGCGCCTGAATTTTGTGGGTGCAGATTCACGCGGGGGCGGAAACTGTGGCGGTTGATACATTAGTGTTAGAAGTGACGGTCGACCGTGGCGCTGGCGATGAACTCATACGCTGGTCCACTCGGCCATTGGCGGATGCCGATATTGAGGTACGGCTTGCCCGACAGCCTGAATACATGGTTGAGGCCGGTTTGTGGCTCTGGCAAAACAAAACCAGCTCCGGCACCGGTGATGCGGAACTAATCAACGCCGATGGCGGGCTGGATTGGATGATTGACGCCGCAGTGCGAGATAAACCAGCGCGCCTGCTTGTCGGGAACGAGGGCGACTTTCTGGCTAGCTTTACCGAAGTGGCTGATCTGGTCGTCGACTACATTGGCAGCGGCCAGCTTTCGCGCTTGCGGGTCAAATTCGTAGCACCTGACATTGCCCTTGCAGCCTCTCTGCAGAGTGATTTTTATACCGATGCAGCGCCCATTCCTGCCCTCGAAGGCCGTCCGGTACCGCTGGGTTTGGGCCAAGTCTATCAAGCGCCGGCCGTGCTGGTTGATGATGCGCCAATTGACTACGATTTGAACGTGGTGACGCCTGCAGTGATTCAGCAGGTAGCCAGCAACGGCAACCCAGCGCTCAGCTCCCAATGGTCGTATCGTGAGCGTGGCTTCAGGTTCAACATCACTCCTGCCGGTAAGATCACGGCTGATTTTGCGGCCGTGCAGAAACAGAGCGGGTTCACGACGGGCGATTTCCCCGCCGCCTACCCGAGCGGCCACCTCAACAGCGCCCAGAATTCGGATTTCACAAGCTGGACGGGGAGCTCGCCGAACCAGAAGCCGGTGGGCTGGACACTGGCCAACGATACCGGTGGTTCTCCTACTAAGCTGATTCGTCGCTACTTGACGACCTCGAGCCTGGAAGTCATCAACGATGACACAGGCTTTTCGGGTATTGCCCTGACTGCTCCGAGGCTGTGCCGAAATATTGGCCTCGTCCCGGGCAAGTGGTACGGTCTTCGGCTGGAAAGGCTCACGGTGGCCGGTTGGACCAACTCCCTGGGGTTTCTTGGCGTGGGGACCAACGTCGCTGGCACCGAATCCACGGGCGGCACGATAGCCCTGCCGGGCTACCCCTCCAGCGATTTCACGGCCCAAGCCATTGGGCCAGTCCCGAACAGCCAGGTGGTGTACTTCCGGGCGGCCGGTCCGGTGCTCAAGGTTTTCTTCGGTGGGGGTATTTTCACTGCCATCGATACCGAGATTCGTGTCAATTATTTGCGCGTCTACGACGTCGTCGCCGCCCAGACCAGCCTGGAGGTGATCATCCCCTACGTGCTCGGCGTGGCTGGTTGGACGGGCGGTATCAATCAGGCCGAGCTTGATGCGCTATCCACCGCTATCGGGCCGCACGTGCTGGGTGACTGGTTCGCTGGGCGCGTTAGTGTCGATGCGGTTCTGACCCGCTTGCTGGCTCCTTTTTGCGCTTGGTATTATGTGGACGCCGCTGGCACGATGCGCTTTGGTCGGCTGATTGACCCGGCCGACATACCCGGCAGCCCGGTGCTGAACATCACCGAGCAGATGATTCTGGCCGGAACCAGCCCGCAGATCACCGACGACCTGATGCCCGGCCTGTCAGATACTTACGGCGGCCAGCGTAACCATCACCCCATCAGCCAGGAGGTGGCGGCCGGTGCGGTCGCCGATCTGCAAGAACGCGAACGCATCGCCGCCGACTTCCGGATTATTGCCCGAGGCGACGGCACTGATTTAGACCCGTTCTACAGCTGGGCGCACGACCGTTGCGTAGTGCCAACAACGTTGCAAGACGCCGTGTCCATCCCGCGCGAGCGCGACCGCACAACCGCCCTGGCTGGCAAGCGCCGGCAGTGGTGCACTCTTACTGCCCTCGTGCCGGAACAGATCGACCTGCAGCCCGGCCAAAAAATCCGCGTTACGTGGCCAGGCAAAGGCCTGGACGCCGGTGCAGACTTCGTCCTAATCTCGCGCGGCCGCCAGCACCTCGGCAACCGCCTCACCCTTAAACTGTGGAGATAGCAATGAAAAGCGGCGCGATACTCATTTATGACAATCTGGTCGATACCATCACCGGCGACAGCCAAATCACTGACAGTCAAAACCTGCTCACCCCCCAACTGTCGCCAGTTGCCCGAGTCAGTGGCGCTACTCGGTTGGATGTCAGGCTAACCAATTCTGACTTTGTCAATGCCGTCGCTTTATGGGGCGTCGAATTCCCGTTTGATCAAGGCTACGGCTTTGATGTCGAGCGCTGGAACGGCAGCGTCGGCACGTACATTCCCGCATCCATAATAGTTAGCCAAAGCACTGCTTTTTCGCGCATGAATTTGATCGCAATATTTGATCAACCAGTCCAGCTAAACCGGCTTAGAATTAACATCAGCGCAGGGTCGGCCTTAATGAATATCGGCCATCTGCAGGTCGGCAAAGCAATCCAGGATGAATCAATTGCTGATGCCGGCTTTTCAATCCAACCGGTCGACGTCGCCATCAAAGACCGATCGTCAGGCGGGCAGCAGTTTTCTCAAGGCACCAAAGTGGTCAGGCGCGTCACAGTCAACCAGGGCACCGTGCCTGCTGAAC